AGATGCATAAATAACAGGACTACCCTTAACAAGCCGAATTTAGAACACATGTGCAGCGCTGAATTTAGTTTCGAAAGCTGGAAGGAGGCTGATTCTATATGATGGAAAATCTTCTTCGTTATGATAAAGATAAAGTCCATACTTTTATAGACTTAGAGACCGAGAATTTATGCCTTAGCTTTATAAATAATCGCCCTTGGCAATGCGGCATGATCAAAGTTAAAGGAAATGAGGTCTTAGAAACTTCTGATATTTATATTAAATGGGATAAGCCTATTAATGTTAGCAAAGAAGCTGCCCAAATTACTCGCTTCGATCAGTACAAATATAATAAAATTGCTATCCATTCTAGCGAAGCTATTAAAACTATATCGCAGTGGTTGGAAAATTGTGATTATATAATCGGGCACAATATCTTAAACTTTGATATGTATCTCATTAAAGATTATTACGAAATGTATGGGAAAGAATGGAAGCACTTAGTGAGTAAAGTTATAGATACTAATTGTCTAGCGAAGGGAGTTAAATATGAAATCCCTTACTCTCAAGAAATGAGCTTAATTGAGTACCAGTATAGAGTACTGAACGAAAGAAGAAAAGGAGTGAAAACTAACCTTACAAGCCTTGGAAAAGAATATAGCATAGAACACGATTACGAGACTCTTCACGACGCACTTAACGATTTACATTTAAACATTAAAGTATGGAACAGACTGAAATTCCAAATCGCAGTATGAATTTTTCAAAAGACTTTCAAAAATACGAACTTGGCCTTCACGGACTTAGAATGCCTGTCTTTGAAATTGACCAAAGACACAAGACTAGACTTAAATTAGTTGCTCAGACTTCTAATTACGACTTTTTAAGAAGCCTAGCTAGAGAGGGATTTCATAAGCTTGATCTCGAAAAAGGAAGCGCTCTTTACAAGAGGTATATTGATCGCGTTAATTACGAATTACAAATTCTTCAAGAGTTAGAATTTATTGATTACATTATCCTCATTTGGGATGTTATTAATTATTGCAGAGAGACGAGTATTCCAACTGGGCCGGGAAGAGGATCTTGCGCTGGCTCTCTACTATTATTTCTCATTGATGTAACCAAAATTGACCCCATTAAATATGAACTATTTTTTGAGCGATTCATTTCTAAAGCCAGAGCAAAGAAAACTATTGTTGATGGAGTAACTTATTTTGATGGCTCGTTATTTCCTGATGTTGATCTTGATATTTGTTATTATAATCGGCATAGAGTAATAGCTTATCTTGAAGAGAAATTTAAGGGCAAGACATCTAAGATCCTTACTCTAAACACTTTAAGTTCCAAACTCTGCATAAAAGAGTCAGGGAAAGTAGTGGCAGAGAAACAGGAGAGCGAAATGAATGATGTCTCTTCTTATATTCCTAAGCTTTTCGGTCAAGTCAAGAGCTTGGAAGAAGCAGTCACTGAAAGCGAAAAATTTGCAGAATGGGTCAGCACGAACCAAGAAGTTTATAAGATCGCTTTAAAGCTCCAGAATCTTAATAAAAATAAAGGCGTACACCCGTCTGGGCTTTTATTGGCGCACTCACTCCTTGAAGAATCCTGTCCAGTAGAATTGTCATCAGACAAGCAGGTCGTTTCAAGCTACGACATGAATAATGTTACAGCTTATAATATTAAACTTGATTTGCTTGGTTTGCGAGGAGTATCAGTTGTAGACGATGTTTGCAAATCTCTTGGAATCAGATATGAGGATATTGATGTAAATGATGTTTTCATATATCAGCAACTACAAGACTTTAAGTTGCCTCATGGATTATTTCAAATTGAAGCAGAAACTAACTTTAAAGTATGCCAAAAAGTAAAACCCAAGAACCTTGAGCAGTTAAGCGGCGTATTAGCTCTTGCTCGTCCCGGTGCATTGCAGTTTATTGATAAGTACGCTAACTATACAAACAATAATCATTACGAAAGTATCCATCCTTTCTTCGACGATATCTTAGGAGTAACTGGAGGAGTTTGTTTGTATCAAGAACAGTTGATGAAGATGGTGAGCAAGGTTGGATTCTCACTTGACGAAGCAGAAATTGTTCGACGCTGCGTGGGCAAAAAGAAGGTCGAAGAGATGAAAGAGTGGGAGCAGAAGATTAAAGACAAGATTTCCCAGCAGAAACTTGATCCTAAGATTGGCGAAGTATTATGGAGAATTGCAAACGATTCAGCCAATTATCAATTTAATAAATCGCATTCAGTCTCATACGCTGCTCTCGCCGCAATATCTATCTATCTTAAATTTAAATATCCACAACAGTTCTTCTTGTCTCTATTGAAAATGAGTAAGCATGAGCCCGATTCTATTGGAGAGATATCCAAAACAGAAAAAGAATTAACTTATTTTAATATTAAACTCTTGCCTCCTCATTTATTAAAGTCAAAAGAAGAGTTTTGTATTGAAGGCGATAATATCCGTTTTGGACTTCTTTCTGTTAAAGGCATCAGCGAGAAGACCATTAAAGCCGTAAATGAATTCAGAGGAGAGTTCAAGAACAAATTCGATATCTTTGAAACAGCCTCTCAAGCCAATCTAAACATTGGAGTCCTTTGCGCCCTCATCCAAGCAGGAGCCTTAGACGGAGACTTTAAGCAATCAAGAAGCAAAATAGTATACGAGGCTCAACTTTGGAACATCTTAACTAACAAAGAAAAAATAAACGCCAAACTGTTTGGCGAGACCTTTGAGTATGATTTGGTTAAAATTCTCATGCACATGAAAGACAACAAAGATGTGCAGGGCAAACCTTACATAAAAGAATCAAGACTCCAAACGCTGCGAACCAAAGCAGATGCCTATAAAAAGATATATGAGATCAATAGCAAATCAGAGAGTTTTGCTAATTGGTATTATGAGAATTCTATTATCGGTTATAGCGTAAGAAGCAAACTGAGAGAAGTGTTTATCGCAAAGAAAGATGATCTAGTTTATATAAAAGACATTGCTAATTTCGGCGAGAAAGATGAAGTTTGTTTCATTGGCGTAATTAAAGAATGCATGTCAGGAGTCTCAAGAGAGAAGAAGACTAGGTATTTTAAAATGCAAATCTCTGACGAAACTTCCGCCATTAACACAATGATCTTCTCCGATAAAATAGATGAGATGCAAAATCTTAATAATAGAATGCCAAAGGAAGAAGATATAGTAATTATTACCGGACAAAAGTTTGGAGACTCTGTTTTTGCCAGAATGGTCGCCATCCAAACCCATACGGTTTACACGAAACTTTCTCAATTAAAAGCCGAAAAAAATAATTGATAAATCGGCTTTTTTCAGGCAAAATAATGTCTGAATGAACCTACAATTTTATAAGGGAAATGCAAAAGTAACTGGAACCGCTTGCTCTTTTCAGACAAAGGGAACCTCTTTGTTTGTCAACTTCATCAAGCAGCACTCTTGGAATGAAGCGAAGAAGCTTGGGTCTTTTCGTGAGAACGCTAAGAACCCAGAGAAGACTACTGTCTTAAAGTTCAATGCGGTAGAAGCCGCAGGTATGGTAGACGCAATTGATAGAAACGCAGAATATAAATTCTATCACACTGCTCCTAATTCAAACGCGATGGGCAAGTTTTGTCCTTATCTAAGAGACAACGCTCAGATTGGGTTTTCTTTTAATGCCACCAAGGAGCAAAAGGGAGATACTGTTAACAAGGTAAGTTTCTTGATTGGATTTACTTTTGCAGAATCTGTACTGGTAAAGACTTTCCTTTTGGAGTTCATTAGGAATTCTTTCTATCCTCAAGATGATGTCGCTGCACCTGCTCCAAAAGAAGCTCAACAGGAAGAGTATCCAGCGAGGGCGGCTTATAGCAAAATCCAACTAAATCAACCTGCTGTCCAACCTGCTGCTCAGACTGAAGCAGAAGCTCAAGCAGAAGAACTCGTATTCTAATGCGAAAGAAAAAGATAGTAATTCAAACGGATTGGTGCCTCGCTAAAACTGGATTCGGTAGGGCGGCGAAGGAACTAGTCTCTTACCTATACAACACGGGTAAGTATGATATTATCCATTATTGCGGGGGAACCCAAGTGGGTTCTCCCGTTTTATCCAAGACTCCTTGGAAGAGTCTTGGGAGTATCCCTACCGATCAAAACGAGGTCAATAGAATTAATGCCGATCAAACTCTTGCAAGAGATGTTTCTTATGGGTCTTATTATATTGATCAAGTAATCAAAGAAGAGAAGCCTGATGTTTGGATTGGCGCACAAGACCCTTGGGCGTTCACTCAATACTATAACAAACATTGGTATAAGAACATCACTTCTCTGCTTTGGGTGACTCTTGATTCTTTGCCCATTTATGAAGAGGCGATTAATCAAGCTAAAAAGTCTTCTCAGTATTGGATTTGGAGTGAATTTGCTACAAATGAAATGCACAAAATTGGTATCAATAATGCCAAAACTGTACATGGCCCAGTAAACCATTCTAAATTTAATTACTTAGGAGCAGAGAAGAAGAAGCAGTTAAAGGCTAATTTTGGGCTTTCTGATTCTTTTATTGTTGGTTTCGTATTTAGAAATCAACTTCGGAAGTCTGTACCAAATCTATTAGAAGGATTTAGAGACTTTGTTAAAAATAATCCCGATGTTAAAAATGCAAAGTTGCTATTGCATACTCATTGGGGAGAAGGCTGGGACATCCATAAGCTTGCTGACGAATACAAGATAGACAGAAAAGATATCCAGACGACTTATGTCTGCAATAAATGTAAAAATTACTTTATTTCGCATTTTCAAGGGCAAGAATTGGGCTGTCCAGTATGCAAGTCTGAGAAGAGTTGCTCAACTACCAACACTGGATTCGGTGTATCCGAAGAGCAGCTATGTGAGATTTATAATTTGATGGATGTGTATTGCCACCCATTTACTAGCGGTGGTCAAGAAATTCCAATTCAGGAAGCTAAGTATTGCGAATTACTAACTCTCGTCACTAATTATAGCTGCGGCGAAGACATGTGCCATCCTGATGCTGCATCTATTCCTTTGGAATGGTCAGAGTACAGAGAACATGGAACGCAATTCAGAAAGGCTTCGACATACCCTTCTTCTATTGCCAAGCAGCTATATCGCGCCTACAAGATGTCTGACCTAGAGAGGAGACAGTTTGGACAAAAGGCGAGGAAATGGGCTATAGAGAATTATTCTGTTCCTGTTATTGGAAAGATGTTTGAGCAATATATTGACTCTATTCCATTTACCACTTACGATTTCTCTTTAAAGGAAGAAGAAAAAGATCCCAATGCAGCTATTCCAAATATAACCGACAATGGAGAATGGTTGATCTTCATGTATCACAACATTCTGAAGATGAAACAGGTGGATCAGAATGAAGATGGATACAAGCATTGGATGGAAAAGCTTTCTAAAGGAGAAACTCGACAGAATGTTGAAAATTATTTTCGTCAAGTAGCATCACAAGAAAATCAAAAGAATAGAAAAGTAGATTTTGAAGATATTTTAGATCCTACTGATAAAGGAAAGCGCATCTTGTTCGTTATGCCTGAAAGTATTGGAGATATTTATCTCTGCACCTCTCTTCTTGAGTCAATCAAAGAGACTTATCCTGATCATAATTTGTATTTTGCCACTAAGAAAGAGTACTTCTCAGTTCTTGAGGGCAATCCATGCATCCATAGAATACTAGAATATATCCCTCAAATGGATAGTTTACTGTGGCTTGAAGGACACGGCAACCATCAAGGTTACTTTGAAATAGCATTTCTTCCCCATATAGGGACACAAAAGATGCTTAATTATCTTCACAACGGCAAAGATAAGATCGCATTCGATATTAAATAATATGCACCTTTTAGAACAATATTCTCTAGCTTCTGGAGTCAAGATTAAGAAGCCATATATTTACGAAAAGTTTTTCCCAGTAACTGCCGAAAAGTATATCACTTTCCATCCAAGCTCAAAGCCTTCGAAGACTTACGATTACTGGCAAGAAGTAATAAATATCATTTCTCCTATTTTAAATAGTAAAGGTATTAAAATTATTCAGCTTGGGCAGGAGAAAGAAAAGGTGTATACTGGCGTTGTAAGCTTAGTAGGATTCACTAACATAAACCAAACTGCTTTTATTTTAAAAGACTGTTTGCTGCACTTTGGTGCGGATAGTTTTCCTACTCATATCGCTTCAGGATACAATAAAAAAATTGTAGCTTTATATTCTAATAATTACGTTAACTGCGTAAAGCCTTTCTTTGGAAACCCCAAGGATCACATTCTGCTTGAGCCTAAAAGGAATAGTAAACCAACTTTTTCTTTTGAAGAAAACCCCAAGACGATTAACTCTATTAAACCAGAAACAATTGCGGGAAACATCTTAAATCTTTTAGAGATTCCCCATTCGAACTCAATTCAAACTCTTTATTTCGGCACTGAATACAACAACATGAGATTAGAAATGGTGCCTAATCAAATAGTGAATCCAAGTCAATTTAATTCTAACAATATCGTAGTTAGAATGGATTTACAACATGATGAAAAATTCTTAAACGAGCAATTACAAGTCTGTCAATGTTTCATTATGACAGATAAGCCGATTGATGCTAATCTAATTTTAAACAATCAAAAGAATATCGGACGAATCTTTTATGAAATTAAAGAAAATAGCAGTCTAGAGTTTGTTAATTTTCTTGCTCATAAAAATATTTCTTATCAACTATTTACTTATTTACAGGGAGACAAGCTTGAACAAGCGAAACTTAAGTATCTTGATCAAGAAATAATTGTAGAAATGCCAACTAACTTGAAGCAAAAGACTGGAATTGAATATACTTTAAATGCTTTCTACAAGTCTAATAAGAGAATAATTAGTAATGGCAAAATTTATTTAAGCGAATCTTCTCTCAAGAATGGCATGGAAGCGAAGCAGGTTGCCGAACCAGTCATTGACTGCCCAGAGTTTTGGAAAGAAGCAGAGAGTTTTTGGATTTTTAGAGTTGACAAGTCGCCGGTTGTCGCATAGTATACCTATGTGAATACCGTAAAGAAACTTGTTCGTTCCTCTGATGGTCTCATTGAAGGTGTGGAATACCACTTTAATGATGACGGCTCTATTAACTGGCGCAAAATGATCAAGCCAGAGTTCCTTGTCCCAAATAGGGATAAGACCAATGAAACTGATGTCACCAAACTAGAAGATAAAGATCTACTTATTCTTCTCGCTGGAATTAAATATGTAGCTCAACTTAGAGGATTCTTCTATGTTGATTACACCGTAACCTCTCCAAGTTCAGACTATGTAGTGGCGGTTTGTAAAATAGAGTGGATTGCAAACTATGAAACACAAGGAAATTCGATAGCCTTCTCTTCTATTGGCGATGCTTCTCCCGGTAATACGAAAGACTTTGCTCGTCACTTCTTGGGTCCGATTGCTGAAAATAGAGCATTTATCCGCTGCGTTCGAAACTTCTTAAAGATCAATATTGTCGGTCAAGATGAAATTGGCAAGTCGAAGAATAACGTTGTCGATGACTCTGCTGAGTCTTCGGCTGTATTTGAGCCTCATGCCATTCTTGAAAAAGTAATGAAAGATAAAAGCGTTACTTTCGCAAAATTGAAAGAACGCCTTATAAAAGAAGGCTACGTTAACGCAGACTCGTTTATGTCAATAGCAGACATCCCAAAGATTAAAATCTTTGAAATGATTGAGAGAATTCAAAAAGCTAAGTGATTAAGAAACCCCAATTCCGGGGGAGCTAGACCCTGCGCCAACAGACCCAGCAAACACCTTATTCGCTGAACCAACGCTTCCCAATCCTTTAAACAAGGAAGCTTCTGAATTTATACTTTCAATTCTTAATTTTAGATATTTAGAATCAACTGGGTCTATTGGGTTTACATAATCTCCTGTGGGAGGAACTTTTGTAGAGAAATCGACTCTTAAGTTCCTTCCATTCTTGGAAGGTTTTACCGTAGTAATCAAGAACCTCTTTCCATTATATCCAGTAGGGTAAAGGACAGAAGTCTTAAATTGTAAATCTATATCAGCAAAATCAGCATCATCCGTTGAATATATTTCATCGTATCTGACGGTGAAACTGCTTTCACCAACGTAAGCATTTCCAGTTAAAATGATGTCTGCTATTCTGGCGAAGTTATTTGGATTTTGTATATTTAAGAAGGGTTGATCAGTCGTCTCGTAAACTGCACCATAGTTGGCTAATCTCAAGTCTAATTTTTCACCAACTACAAAACCATTATCCAACGGGAAAGTCGTTGAAACAGTATAATAGCCATAATATTTAGAACCATCTCCACTTTGAGTTGCGAAATTATCTCCAGAGAAAACAAGATTAGCTGGAGGATTTCTTAATATGAAACCTGATGAAGGATTTGGAACGATAGCATTATTTCCTTGCCAGAAATCTTGGGAATTACCAATTGGATTAACAAGTATATTCACTCCTGTAACTTGCCCTACATAAGGAGGCATGAACGAAACGATAGCATCTATAGTAGGAACTCCTGCTCCGCCATCATTTAAACCAATGCTAACAGGAGAGAATGTATAACCAGCGCCTCCACTTACGATATTATAACCAGTAATGATGCCTCCGGGCTGATTGTAAAAATCTATTTTTGCTCGTTTTTTATTGAATTGAAATGTCGTTGCAAAATCTTCTATTATTTGTCCATTGACTTTAGTAAAGAAGTTGACTCCTGTTAGGTATCTTACTCCTTCTCCATTAAAAGATATAACAGACCCATCCCAACCACTTACTTGAGTGCTTCCATCTAATCTATAAGTTAGATTATTATTTAAATAAGCATCATTAACAGATATAAAAGGAATATAATTAAAGTTTCCAGTCACTGGATACTCTTCTCCCAAGTAAGTTTGCAGATAGAACATTCCAGAAATTGGCCTTACGTCTTCAACGTCTTTACCGTGCATACCCTTTCCTGCCATTGATGGAGGATAGAATTTTAATTCACCATAGTCTTTATATATCACGCTACTGCTCAACTCCCTAGCGTCAGTCACTACTGAGATCCCAGATTTAAAATTTGCAGCTAAATAAGGGAAGTTTGGAGTTATTGTTCCAGAAGCGCCTCTTGCAAGAGTTGTTACGCCTTCAAATTTAATTCCTGTCACATAATTAAGATTAGCTCCAGTTAATGTAATAAGAGACCTATATGTTCCAGTTGTAATATTTAAAGTAGATGTTGAAATAGAAGGAGGTCTAATCGTTATTGTCTTATAGAGATTATCAGCATCAAAGCTGTTTCTTTGGAAGAAAATTTGTCCACTTCCAATATAGCCATCCAATAAGATAGAATTAAATACACTTGCAGTAGTATTCCCTATTCCAATAGCATCAGAACCGCTCAGAAGAAGTTCTAAATCAGGAATTTGCACAGAAGGGAAAGATGTAATATTTAAATTCCCAGATAACACGGTATAACCAGTGTAAGGCTGAGACATTCCAGACAGTGTTGAAATATCAATAGCTTGCATTCCTTGCGAAATTAAATACTGACCTGTTTTGTCTGTTAAGTTATTGAACCCGCTAATGTAAAGATCTCTTGTTTGAAAGAGGTGAGCATTTATTCCTGTAATAATTATTCCATCTTGCGTCCTATAGGTATTAGCGTCTGAACCAGAGATAGTTGTACTTGGATAAAATAGAGGAGAAAAGCCTTTTATTTCAGCAGAAGTGCCAGAATTAAAAAATCTAAAACTTCCTTGTTTTACGTCTCTTGGAACTGAAAGCAAAGCTCCTGTTGCAACGGGGGGCACAACGTGTGGATATTTTATTATTTCGTTATTGAATCCAACTCCATAGAAATCAAGACCACTCAAATTAGTACCTGATAAACTTATAAAATCTCCAAAATAAGCAGAAGCAGGAATAATTCTTGAAATTTTAGGATTAATAAAAGTAAAAGAATCTACTGTAGTTACTCTACTGCTTCCATTTAAAACAATAGGGCCATCTGTAATATCGTAAACTTGAGGAATATAAAAACTTAAACCACTAATGTCTTTTCTTCTGAAAGCGACAATCTCTTTAAACCCACCTCCTTGGCTACCTAATTCTACAGAGGTAACTGTATTTAAAAATTTACCAGAAAAAGTAATTAGAGTATTCACTGCTCCGGTAGTTGGAGAAAAACCATCAACGATAAGAGTGCCTGTTTTTATAGAAAGCCCACTTGGGTATGTATAACTGTAGTAATCTGAATTAATAATTAAACTTTCTCCGCTCTGGGCTAAATCAGGAACTGTAAATGTAAACGCTTGATCAAATTCAGACCCACTTTTAAATATATTATAATTATTAACTCCATAACCGCCTATACTTATAGAATTTACATAATAAAGATCACTTCCATATCCAGTAGCTGGCTGACCTTGCTCTAATAAAGATGGATATATTCCCGTAATGACAGGCGTCTTTAAAAATGTAAAGATCTTATCAAAACCCCCAGTAGTCGTTGAGTTTAAGTTGTTTAATACAGGGTTGCTTTTCCTAATTAAAGACAAATTTGGAGTGGTTACGCTTAAATATCCAAAACTCCTAACATTGTCATCAAATAAACCTGCATTAGCATGTACTAAAATTTCAGTATTAATATTATTTTTTGCTCTTCTTATTGGAGCGAAATTTGAATACTGATAAGGGTCTTCTCTAACAACTCTAATTTCATCTATATACCCACTCCAATATTTGGCAGAAGTATTTGCAAAATCTCTCCCGATATAAATATCGAATACTGAATTACTTATTGAGGGACTCGTCGAGCCTATGCCAACATTTAAGTTAAAATCTAAATTAGAAGTTGCAAAATTTAAAGAAGATTCGCTTCCACTTAAATTTATAGGCGCACCATTTAATAATATTTTCCCATTAATTGCATTCTGATTTAGATAATTTTTTGAAATAGACAAATGATTCCAATCCAACGTATTTATTTGACCAGAAAAAACTGGCTTATACCCATTCCAATCTATTCCTGAAATAACTATTTGATCAGAAGTGACAAACACATTTAGCCCATTTTCACTCCCTATTAAATATTTTTTATCAGAAGCAGAGAAATTTACTAGTGGTTTAAAATCTAATTCAACTGCAAAACTATTTTTATAACCTAAAGGAAAATTTGAAGATTGGCCGGTTATTGAAAATTTGACATAAGGGCCGGGACTACCAGAGAATAAAAAGCTTCTGTCGTCAAATTTAGAAGTATCATTTTTTATCAGTACAGAATTAGAAACTTCTAATGATTTTTGATTTCTGAATGTCGATTGATAAGAATAACTATTTGCATTTTCATTTGCATCGACTACCGAATTAACGTCCCCAGTATCTTGAAATAAAAATTGAGAATCTGGATAAATATTATGCCCAAGGACTTCAATATTTCCACCAACATAATGCTCAAAAGTTGATAGATTTTTAATTACAGGTGAGCCTTTTATAATTTCAAAATTTTTGAATATAAAATTCCTATTCCCTGTATTCTGGAGAGTGATATCGTAACATCCAGCGTCTGCGTTTGTGCCAGTAAAAGTTAAACTAGTGTTACTATTATTTTTTACGAAAGCAGAAATAGGAAAACTCTTGTTATGAATTCCGTAATTGTAGTCTTCTACATAACCAGAAATGTCTTGTATCTTTGATAATTTATTTCTGTCTCCTCTGTAATCATAATCAGAATAATTGCCTTGAAGCAGCAGAACAGTATTTGATGTATCAAACATCCCAGAACCAGTTATTAACTGATTAGCATTACTATATAATCCGGCTCCTTTAATAATTCTTAGATCTTCAAGGTATCCAGAAAATGGATTGACTCCAGCAGAGTAATTACTTACATTATTAGTCCCAACAAAAAATCCACTTCCAGCAGTTATTGTATATGGAACCCCTGCTGAAACAGTAGTGCTGAATCCATTATTCAATCCGCTAGTAGCCACAAACGTACTTCCATTTGAAGAGTTCTTAGAGATTACTACTTTTGTCCATTGATTTGCTGGAATATTAGAAGTAGGAATATTAGCTATAGAACCTCCTGCGGCATAAAAACTCCAATTAGAACTTGTCGCCGCTTTAAAGAAAGAAAAACCATTTGAGTCCCATCCTACATCTTGAAATATATCTATTTTTGGCGTTGAAGTATAAGGTAATGGATTAATTAAAAATTCAATAGTAAATGGACCCGCTCCAAAACTAAAGTCTCCTCCAGAAGGAGAAGGTATCTGCAAGTAAGAACTTCCGCTGAATAATAAAGACCTTCCAAATATACCAGCTTGAGAACTCCTAACTCCGCTATTTAAAATCGTCTTAGGCTCTCTGTAGTTTAATCCACTTAAAATAATGCCTGTGACATTACCGAAATTTTTTCCTATAGCTATATTAGACTCACCAGAATTTAAATAATAATTTAAAGCATTAAATACTACAGGAGCTTTAAGGACCGTAATTTGATTTTTAGAAGTAAAAGAGGTGTTGTCTTTAGAATTTATCGTTACGAATCCTGCATTAGCGTTTGGAGGGACTATTCCAGAAATCACATCTCCTGCCCCTGTAAAACGAGCGGTTACAAAACCAGTGATATTATTATCTACAGAAGTAGTGAAATTTACAGGAAAATAAGATTGGTCAACATAGGAAGTATTAAAATTTTTACCAGAAATCTTTAATAAATCTCCCTCATAAGGAAGATTATCACTAAAACCACTAATAAAAATACTACCAAAAAAATTAAATGAACTAGAAACACGCACTATTCCAGTATTATTATATCCACTTATTATAATTGGGCCTGTCGTGTATCCGCTTGGAATCTTAACTAATAAAACGCCACTATCTGGTTGATAAGATATATCAGTTCCAGTAAGATTATTAAAAGATACATACTGAACTCCACTTAAAGACTTTCCGCTAATAGCTACAAATTCTCCAACTTCTTGGGTTGAAGGGATAACCGCATCTAATCTTGGAATTGGAAAAAAATCAACTCCACTAACATACATTGGAGCAGACAGCGTAGCTCCAGTAATAAAATAAAGGTTTACTTTTCCCAATAAAATATCTTCTGGGACATTAAATTCTATATACTCAGGAGTTGAATCATAATAGGAAAAATCAATGAAACCAGCGCCGGGAACCTGTAATCCGCTTATTGCGTAAAGCCCTGCGCCAGTCACGCGCATCCTCTGATTGATTAAACCTGTATTGTAAGTTGGCATGTTATAATCCTTGGAACTCTAAAGATAATCTTATATCGTCAACAAGTACACTTGTTTTAAAGTTAAAGATAGAAGAAGAACTCGTCTCTTCTGTATCTATCAGAATAGCAGCAGCGCCTTTTAAACTAATAGGAGCCACAGCAGTAATTAAAGAAGTAGAAACTGGGTTAAAAGAAGTAGCCTCAGTATTACCAAAAAATATTTTTTTAACATTAATAAAATTACTGCCATTGATAGTAACTGTCGCTCCGGGCAAAATGACTCTTGGAGTAAAATCGGTTATTACTGGTTTAAAATGAGAGAAATCTTGTCTTAAAGAAAACTCAGATCTGATGTATCCTTGAGCCTCAACTGAAGATCTTTTTGAAGATACTATCCCTGCAAAAGATAACGTGTCTAATGGTTGAGACCCAGTTAGCAAAGATATATAAAAAGAGCAAGGAACGCCTGAATAAGGCAAAGAATAATTAAAATTATCTATTTCAAAGCTAAGGCTCTGAGATCTTTTTCCTAAATAAGCTCTTCCACTTTCATCAAAAGCCGAAGATCCTTCTTTGTTGTATTTTTGAACCTCTCTCTGGTATTGATAATTAAAATTAGTAAAATTATAACCATTTGAATCAAAAGGCGCTCCATCTAAGTCGCCTGATAAATAAAAACTTGAGAAATTTAATGGAGTGAATTCTGGTCTATTAGCAGGAGAGGTTGCAGAGAAGGCTCCTTTTAGAGGCTCGAAAACTTTAACTTCTACATCAACTTTAGCCAAAGAATCAGGAGATCCTTTTATGGAATAGTTTGTAATGTAGCCATTTTCGAAATACAAGCCGCAAAAATTTCCAGAAATTCCCTGTTCTGAACTAGCCCCTAATAAGTATTCTTTTACGAAGTCTTTACCTGTTAAATAATAAGAAATTGAAAAATTAGTATCTACTGTATCTTCGGCTACATAAGAATAAGAATTCTTTTTAAATTCTTCATTGTAGACAGGAGTATTAGAGGTATCAAGAGACATGTTTACATTAGAGGCGAGGATATCAACGCCACTAAAGCTAAACGTACAATTTTTATAATTAAAAAACATTTAGAAACTCCTTTTTAATGATATTTTATTTTTAGCAAAATCGTCAATATTAATCGACAGATTAGAAGAATCGATCTTGCTTCCTGAAGTATTAATAATCATTATTGATTGATCGCCGAAAGTAGTTATGTTTATCTTGGCGTTCTCTGCTGTCGATAAATCTGCATTAGAGAAATTTGAATTAAAATTCTCTATGGTAAAATCAAACGTTTCTTCTCCAGCGGATAGGTCAACTTGCCTTGGCCTTTGTTGACCCACTGAGTAGATTGGATTCCAATTGATAGAAATTCCATAGGCAAAGTCTAAAACATTATAGAGAGCGGCTGTTCCTGAGACTTTAGTATTCCACGAATGAGCTATTCCTGATCCGCTAGCTAGGTTATTAATTGTAGGCTTATCATTAAGACTTCCAGAAATATTAGAAAAACTAGACAAAGAAACAGAAGCTTGTACTTTTGAGTTAGGGTTTGCTGTTAATGAATATCTAGAAGGATAAAAAGAACCACTTACTCCTGCTAAAGTGACTTGAACAGGAATATTTGTTTCAGGAAAGCTATTAGTGAAAATACCTGTTTTTAGATAATCGAAACACTTGTATATAGGATCAGAGATATTTGGGAAATAAGTAAACTCGATATTAGTCTCATCTGCTTTAGTCTTAAACATCTGAGATGAGTTTTGTCTTCCGATTGCGTAAGTAGAATTTATACTCCTATTTACTGCAATAGAAGCGTTCTGAGCCAGAACTAAGCCTGACCCAAAACGCGAATTAAATACTACGTCACACTCATTAAAATATTTCATCCTTTTTCCTTATTTCAGATAACCCTTGTACCTTACCGTTATTCCTACAGGAGAATTTACACTAGCGGAGAAGTCTTCGGAAACGTCAATAAAATAACATAACGAACTTCCAAAATCAAAATTTACTGAATTTCCATTAAAGTCTTTAGTTTTAATGTAAAAATTACTAATGTTCTTTATGCTGTATGATAAATCTGAAAGTTTTTGCAGAGCGTAATTATCTTGAGCTATATTAAATTCACAACTCACCTCAAGAGGATAGATTGTCCTTACAGAAAATGGAGTTGAAGAACCTAAATAATATGCAGCGTTTCTATTAGCATTTATATTAAGGTTAAAAGAATTAACTCTATTTGTAATAAAGTCATTAACTCCTATGTCTATCGAATTTGAATTTACCAAAGATGTGGCGTTTGATTGATTAAAATTGCCTTGAGAAGCTATAGATCCAGCATCATTATATATTTCAAAATTCGCCCTAACGGTTGGCACTTCTCCAATTTGGGCACCACAAGTATAAGAAGTCAAATAGCCGCTTTGAAATCCAAATAAGACATTAGAACTTGGATTGTTTTTCTTAGTAATAAATCCGTAGTTACCCGCTTCACCAGTACAAGCTAGAAAGTCATTGGAAGTAGTCAATAGACTAGTTACAGACAAAGTAGCGCCCTTCGCTCCTTCTGGAGTGTAAAAGCTGCTATTCATACCAAGATACTTGGTATGTTGAACTGGCATTTGATAGGAAGCCTGAATATCCTGAACGCCATGAACTTGGCTTTGATTCAAGTAAAAATCCAAGTTCTGTTTGTTTAGTCGAGATAATGCCATCTTATTTTATTATTTACACAAAAAAGTGTAATAATAAGTTGGTAAAAGGTAAAAGGTATGTCTAGTTCAATTTTTAATATTAGTCCATGGAATAATTCCACCGTATATAATAAGCACGATATTATCATATACACAGATAATCGGTATTATTACGCTAAAGCCGCTGTGCCCGCGAATAATCCACCAGTTTACTCTAGCGTTATTTCTAATTCAGATGCTTATTGGGGAGGATTCTTCCAACACCCTGTTGTCAAAAAAGACTACCCATTGTTTATTTGGAAGCCTTCTTATCAAACTCAAGCCAATTTTGAGCCCAAAGTAGATGTAATAAAATACGGAGATGGCTACGAAAAGAGAGTAAGCGACCAAATTAACTTTAATCTGCTTAATTTTGAATTAAATTTTGATGGGTTAACGTTAGATGAATGCACTGCTATCCTTCATTTCTTTAGTGCGAGGTCAGCGAAGACAGCTTTTATTTATTATCCATCTGCGCCGTATACAGTTGCATCTACAGATGCCAAACTATTTGTATGTAGAAGATGGGGATCATCTAATCCATTCTTCAATAATTTCTCTGTAAAAGCTACCTTCGAAGAAGTACCAGCATAATATTATGGCTACTCAACAAGAAAAAAATGCATCTTTAAAAATAAATACAGAGTTTTTCTCTCTTGAGCCTTCTTCAATAATCTCTTTATTTGAAATAGATCTAAGTGAAATTGGTTTTACGACTACGGCGAGTTCTCAATTTATTGTTAATCTCAAAAACTTTCAAATAATTTTACCCGGAGGAGATACTACTCATACTTTTGATTATAGAGTTATTCGATTACATAATAATTTAAAACTTGGAAGGAATATCATTTATTGGAAGAATAAAGCTTATTTACCCGCTCCATTAGGGACAGAGGGATTTGAAACAGCTTCAAGAGGAGTGTTTCCTAAACCGAAAGTTCAAATAAGCTTTTCTGATGAGATGCTTGACGTTTTTAGCCTTTTTAAAGGGGTTGTTAATTTTGGAGATTTAATTGGAGTAAAGTTCACTAGAATCAGAACCTTTGCTAAATTCCTTGACAGAAATAATTTTTACCAATCTGATGGAGTAAGTACCCTATCTCCTGACAAATTAATCATACCAGATGGATTTGATCCTGATCCAAATTGCGAATTTCCTAGAGATGTTTATTACTTTGATAGGAAGTCTTCAGAAAATAAAAATAGCATTCAGTTTGAGCTTTCAAGCGCAATAGACCTAGACAGAGTGAAGTTGCCTAAGAGAAGAGTCTTAAGTTATATTTGTCCTTGGCAATATAGAGGAGAAGGCTGTCTTTATGAGTACAGCGAAAATTTAAAAGAAGAAATTCATGGGACTACAACTCCAATACCAAACAAAAGTAATTCGTCAGGAGAAAATGCGCCGATCTGCGCCACTGAAGACGATCAAATAATTTCTGAAATGGCGATTTTTGGACAGACTACTATCGCAAACAATCCAAGCGCTTGGCAATTGTCAAAAAGTTATAAAAAAGGAGAAATAGTTTTTATTACGAAAAACAAGATTAATTTTTATTTTATAGCAAAAACTAATACACCTATGGATGTGCCTCCTCCAAACGGAGAATACTGGATAGCTGATCAATGCTCCAAGAGTATAAAAGGATGTAAAATTAGATTTGGAGAAAATCCTTTACCTTTTGGAGGATTTTATGGAGTATCTAATTACAATAGAGGAGTAGGATAATGATTTGCGACGAAATAAAAGCAAAAATAAAAGCTCATTCATTAAAGGAAAACCCAGATGAATGTTGCGGTCTTCTGCTTCTAAATAAAAAGAATATACTAGAATCTTTTCCTTGTAAGAATATAGCTCAGGATAAGGAAAATGAATTTGTTGTATGTCACCTAGATTACTTAAAGGCGGCAATGAATGGCAAAATTGTTGGGATTTATCATTCTCACTGCATACAAGACAACTCTTTCTCAGAGCTAGACAAGCAGATAAGCCACAAGCTTAACCTAAAAAACATAGTTTATATACTAAAAAGTGATTCTTTTGAAGAGTATTCTCCAGAAAATTACTATAATAAATACGTTGATAAAGATTTTGTAATTGGGGTATCTGACTGCTTATCAATAGTAGAAAACTATTACAATGAAGAATTCGGTATTAAGATTTTCCATTATGAAAGAACAGCAGATTGGGATAAGGATTATCCAGAGTTTGTAAAAAATAAATTAGCAGAGTTTTGCGACTCGCAAAATTTTGATAAATTCTTTGAAAAAGAAAATTTCGTTAAGATCGAAGGAATAGAAAATGCCAGAAAACATGATATCATTGTATTCAAATACCTAGAAAATTACCCTTCACACTTTGGCATTTATCTTGGGCAAAACCACATTTTACACCAACCAAGAAATAAAAAATCAATCATTGAAAAGCTCACAGACGCAGAGAAAAGAAGAATCTATTGCTTCATAAGGAGTAATCAAATATGCTAACGGAAGAGATTAAAAGCAAAATTATTGAACACGCTAATACTTCTAATAATGAAGTATGTGGGCTTCTCGTACATTCAGAGTCTGGATTAGATATACAAAAGACAGAAAATCTGATTAATTCAGCTACTGAATTTATGATGAATTTTGACGGTCAGTCTAATGTTGCTGCCTATTATCATTCTCATATTAATTTTGATGCTATTTCAGAAGTAGATATAATTGTATCTGAAAGATTGGGATTACCATGCATTGTCTACAATAAGCAAAGCGGATCTTTCTACACCTATAATCCAAATAGTTATAAAATTCAATACACAGGAAGACCTTTTCTTTTAGGCTTTGCAGATTGTTTATGGTTGGTTAGAGACTATTACGCGCACGATTTGAATCTCCATCTTTGTCCAGAGTTAGAAATTCTTAAAAATAATGTTTCTGAAGAAGAGTACAATAAAACAGCAAGCAAAAGACTTCTAGACGAAGAAGCCGCTTTAAAAGATAAAGACGACTATTTAAAGAGGTACTTTGAATACAATGGATTCAGGCAAGTTCCTAATTTTAGAAAGAACGATGTTTTAATAATGAGAACAAAAAGGTTCGATTTCCCAATTCATTGCGCCGTTTATCTTGGAGAAGACATGATTTTGCATCATCCCGGAAATAAACCTTCTCTTACCGAAAAGCTTTCTAACCAACACAAAAAATGGGTAATTTATATAATGAGGCATAATCTTTATGACTAACGTTACTTTACACGGAGAAATAGCAGAATATGTAGGAAGGGAAAATTGGAGTTTAAAAGTAAATTCTATAAAGGAAGCATTGCGAGCTATCCAAGTTTTGTCCAAGGGTAAGCTACTGGAATATCTAATTGGAGCAGCAGAAAAAAGCGTAGAGTATAAGGTGATTGTTAATAAAAGAGAGATAATGAATCCAGAAAATATTTCTCTAGAAAAACCAGAGTCTATTCTTAACTCTGAATTAGTAATGATAAATGAGAAATTAGAGACTTTAGATATTGTGCCTATTATTAAAGGTGCTGGTGGAGGCGGTAACAGTAGCACCAAAGGAATACTAGCCTTAGTGTTGGGCGTTATACTAATCGCAACAGGTATTGGAGCAGCAGGGGGAGTTACATTTCTTGGCATGGCAGGAGCCGCAGGAGGAACAGGTGCAACTGTTTTGTCTGCCGCATTAATTGGAGCAGGTATCGGATTAGCCGTAACAGGCGTTACTTTGTTAATGATGTCTCCTCCAAAATTTGAAGACTTTAGAAAAATTCAACAAGACGGCAGCAAGCCAAGTTACTTATTTGATGGACCTTCTAATGTTATTGGAGAAGGCGGACCTGTTCCAATTGGATACGGTAGAATGAAAATTGGATCTCAAACAGTTGAAGTATCCGTTAACAATGTTGAAATGGACACTAAATCAACAGCAGCAGATGTAAAAGACTCAATTAACTACATATAAAAAATGAATAACTTTGAAGATTTTAAATACATAAAAGGCTTTGGCGGTGGAGGCGGTGGTTCGCAATCGCCACAACCAACTGCCGCTTATGAAGACGTTGAAGGATTTGTATATAACGGACAGCCTTATGGAGTGTACCAATTTGCAAAAGTAAAAGATCTTTTATCAGAAGGGCCAATCGGTGGACTTCTTGAAGGGCAGTATTTATATTCTGGTCAAGTTGGCGATTTAGGATTTAAAAAAGTTATTTATAATGAATACTCTTCTGTAGTAGGAGAGAACAGTGAATCTAAATATTTAAGATCTATCCAGTGGAACCAAACCCCTCTTTTAGACAGCCAAGAAAAATACAATTTTCAACAAATAAATGTCCAAGTAACTAATGGAACTCCAGAAGGCACTTCATTAGATCAAGGTTTCGATAGCGTATCTTATATTCGCTCCATAGGAGAAAGATTAAGAGGCCCAAATCAACTAGCTAGGACAACAGATGAAGTCCTTGATTACCAAAGGACTTACCGCATATTAAATAAAGAATGTAAAAAAATAAGTTTAAATTTTAGAATATCTTCTCTTTATGTGACTTTGAAATACCAAGATTTAACGGAAGTAAGGGATGGGAAAATAAAGATAGAAGGAGTTGAATCAGCAACGGCAACTGATTTTAAATTAACCCGCACAGGAAGAGAAACCGAAGATGGAAATCTCGACGCTATAGTCGCTGGTGCTGGGTCTGTTATACGAAATAAATTCAAAATAAGAATTAAAATCTCTCCAATTTACAATGAAGGATATAACGCTAATCTTCCAACACTTGATTTAACTTCGAATACTGCTACAATAATTAAAGACAATCAAAATTTAGTAATTGACGTAGACAACGTCCCTAAATTATTCGAAATAGAATCCGATGGAAAAGTAACTCAAGGCTATTCTAAGCAAATCATTTTAAACACATCTAATGTTTTTTCTGGATTAAATGAAGACCAAAATTGGGCAGGTTGGGATATTACAGTATTAAAAATCACTCCAGAAGACACTTTTTCAGCAAGAGCATCTTTTATAAGTTTAGAAAGCATTACTGAAACATACTCTTCTTCGTTTAGATATACTAATTCTGCAATTGTTACTTCTAAATTTAACGCTGGATATTTTTCTAAAATACCAGAAAGATCATATGATGTTAACTTATTAAAAGTCAAAGTTCCTTTTAATTATAATCCAATAACAAAAACTTATGGCATAACTACTCCACTTGCGCCGACCATTACAACAACAATTTCAAAAACAGACGGAGAAACAACAGAAGATTTCTTTTTAGGAGAAAATGGTAATTATGTAAATGCCGACAATGTCAATCCTCCAATTACAGATGGGTTAATTGCTCAATTTGATGCGAGCAATCCTTCCTTAACTACTTCGGCAGGAGAGGTAACTAGTTGGCCCAATACCGTAGCTGGAACCATAAAATGTGTCTTAGGAAATGGAACTTACGCAGCCCCTGCTGGAACTACCGCTAGACCAAAATATGGATCAAGCCACTCAGAGCAAAGCCCCAATGGAAATTATGGAGTGACATTTGAGACTACTCAAAAAGTTAAATTCATTGGTAACGCAGATAGTACTGAGGCCATTAGTAAGGATGATTTTACTGTTTTCATTGTATGTAAATGGCATTCTAGCGCTCTAAATACTGAAAGAAATTCTATTTTAGCTTCTTTTCCTGTTCAACACTATATTTTCGGGCAAACACAGAAAATTAATCGCTACTTCGCAGCGGGTAACACAAATCTTGACATGCCGCAAACGCAAAGTAACATACCTAAATTTTCTAGTCGCTCCAATTATTGGGGCGACACAAATGATCCAACTACTTATATCATAGGGCTCACTCAAGATAAAACTTCTTTTTATACAGTATTTTGGCAGAATACTATTCGCAGTACCCAGAGGAATACTGTAAGTGTCCTACCATTATTGGGTCTAGCAATAAATCATAATGTCTCGCTTAATAGTAAATGCACAGTTTTTGAAGTTCTAGTTTATAATCGAAAATTAGCTACATCAGAAAGCATTTCTGTTAGAAATTGGTTGAATAAAAAATGGAATGTTTTGGTTCAGAATATAACTTCTATTTCAAGCTCGGCTATCCCTCAAGCATTTAATCCTAATGTTTTTGATATACCTTTAAGTAGCTCCATATCAATACCATTAAAAACTCTTTGCGCTAATGGACAGGCAACAAAAGCTTTCAAATATGAAGGTG